ATCCCGTAATGAAAGCGTAGTATATAACAGAACAAATGTCTTGGAGCGGTGTATTCCATCTTACGGGAATTGCTTATTACCATTGCAGGAGTTACGTTATACACTTTGCATATTTCCGCTAATACAACTTCCCAATCTTCAAGTTTCTTCGTGTACTTAATACGAGGGTTTAATATCTCGTGTCTTAGTTCTGCTAACTTGTCTTCGTACATCTTACGCATACGTTCCATTTTTGTTTGTAATGACCTATTTTGCTTTTCAAGGTCGTAGATTTTCTGATAAGGGTTTTCCATTTTAAAATAATTTTGTTTGTGTTGTTGGTTGATAACTTGCATCATATCTTTTATTTTCACCTTTTGGATATGGTTCTAATTGATATGGTAATTCTTTCATCATTTTCTTTTTATCTCGTTTATCTGCAATAAAATAAAAGTATCGATGTTTTCTTGGTCTTTCTTTCATATACAACTTATCTCCAAACTTTTGCTTTAACCATTCTACCCTATTCTCTTGACCTCTTGACATATCAAATACACTTGCTCCGTGTAAATGTTCCATACCTTTAACCATATAATCCATAAATTTTGCAGATAATCCCGTATAAATCCAATTAGTCGCTTGATAGATATACCCGTGATGATTTTGCGAAGTATCTGCATAAGATACTAATACACTTGGTTTGGGCAAAAATTTAAAAGTTTGTGCAACAAAAAAAGATAATGTGTTTTTTGGTAAATTATCAGAAACAACTAAACGATTTAACTCATATAATTTATACGATGGAAATAATTCTCTTAAAACTGAACTGACTGGAGTACCATAACTACATACTCCTATCAAAATATTATTATCATATAATCCAAAACAAAACTCAATAGGTGGTATTCTATGAGCATAATGCTTTTTTAAAAACCACTCTTTGCAATCTTGATAATCTATTGGTTTAACTTGGTAAATCATTTTTCTCTGTAATATGTTCTACTTGGTATAAATTCAGTTTCTATCATTCCTACCTCTCCGTGACGATTCTTTGCAACTATCAATTCGCTATCCTCAATGTCGAGTAATTGCCTATCGTAGTAGTTTTGTCGGAATGGAAATAAGATAACGTCTGCATCTTGTTCTATACTTCCGCTCTCTCTAATATCGGATAACATCGGTCTTTTGTCTGCTCGTTCTTCACACTTCCGTGATAACTGAGCCAATGCAATAACCGTGATGTCTAATTCTTTCGCTAATACTTTAAGGTTTCGGCTTATGTCGGATATCTCTTGCTCTCTGTTTTGTTTGTTGCCTTTGATTAATTGTAAATAGTCGATTACCAATATATCAAGTCCATACTTGGCTCTATGTATTTTTATCTTACTTTTAATTGTTTGTACATCAACGATTGCTTCATCATCAATGAAAAATGTTATGTTATCAGAATTAATTGCATTTGCAAGTCCTGTAATTTCATAGTCATTTAAATTACCGCTTCTAATCTTATAATTTGCTACATCGTGCAATAAACTCATATATCTTTTACCTATTTGCTCATTGCTCATCTCTAATGATAATAATAAACACTTTGCACCAAGTTTAGCAGCGTTACGAATAAAGGTTAAAGCAATAGCCGTTTTACCTGAACCTGGTCTTCCTGCAATAATAACTAAATCAGATTTATTCCAACCACCTATTACTCCATCTAATTTATTCCAACCTGTTTGTAATCCACTTAATCTGTCACCTCGTTTTATTGCAATTTCCATTGTATCAAATGCAGTTCCAACAACTTTATTAATACTTATTGCATCTTTTGTAAATGTCATCATTGCTTCTTCTAAATACTGATTTAATTTAGTTGTTAACTCTGATAACTCCATTGATGAATTAATACTACTTATATTTGATAGTAAATCACGTTTCTTTGCGTTCTGCTGCAATAAAATAATATGACGCTCTATATTACTATCTCCATCGCATTTGTTGCTTAAAACGGCTAAATCGTGTGCATATTGCATTCCTATTTCGTGACCTATCTCAAACAATCCAAACTCTTTGTTTTCAATGTAGAGTTTTGTCATTGCTATAATTATCTTTTGGTACAACGAATCTGTAAACCAATTGCTTTTTAATCTTGGCAAATACACATAGTTCTTAGTGTAAAATAAAAGATTACTAATAATATGTTGTTCTATGTTATTCATTAGAATACTTTGTATTTAGGTTGTACTTGTGTTTGTATTGTACTATTTGCGTTTTGATTTTTCTTCCAGTTAATTACTGCTGATTCCCAACTCTTCATTTTATTTTTACCTACCATCCAACCTTTAGATTCGTAGTAATGGTAAAAACGTTCTGAATCATCAATCATATTTTGTTTAAGCATTTCTATTCTTATTTCTTCAATTGTTGGTTTGATAAAACGTTTTGTTGGTTTATTATTACTATCACTCTTTTTATCATTAACACTATCACTTACACTATCACTTACACTATCACTTACACTATCACTTACACTAACACTATCAGGTTTTTTGGGTTTTTCTAAAAAGGCTTGGGTTTCTTGGGTTTCTTTGGGTTTTGATGGTCTACCACCTTTACTTCCGTTAAGTTTCTGTTTATCAATGTAATCCTCCCATCGTTGTAAATCTCTTTTTAAACATTGCTTAATGGGTTCAAAAGCGATATTGATAATTAAATCTTCGCTAATAGGGTTTTCGTCATTCACATACTTGAATATGTGTTTGATTAGTTTACCTGCGTACTCATCAGGTAGTTGCTCAAATACGCCTTTTTGGTCAGCGTAGAGAATGAATGATTTTTTATTTTTTGCCATAAAAAAAGCCCATCAGATTTGAGGCGGTAAGAGCGCACACAAACCCAACAGGCAAATATCTTTTTAACTATCGGATTCTCTTACAATCCAGTTAACTCTACAAATATAGTATTTATTTTTTACAAATACTATACTTGACCTACAAAAGTATAAACTGCATAACCTTGCTTGTCATCTGTGGTAATAGTACAATTATACTTATGTCTTAAATCGTGTATTCGTGCGGATAAACGATAAATGCCGTAACGATTCCACGCTTCCATTGGATTGATAGTTAGATTCACTTTCAAGTGTTCTAATAATTTCTGATTTTGACTATCTGTTTTCATAAGTTTTCTCCCAATATTCGTCTGCTAATAGACCATTCTGTTTTAACATAGAGATTCTACCTTGTGTATATGATTCTAAAATCGCCTGTTTAAAGTGTTCTGTTTGAGTTGCTAATATGTAGTGATATAATGCCTCCGCTTCGTGTTCTGTTTTAAACTCTCCGACTAAATCGCCATTCTTCCAAACTCGGTAAACTTCTACGCCATTAACAATTGATTTGTGGTGGTAGATTATCATAGTTGACCTCCTCTATACATTCTATTTGCTTCTTTCTTCCAATGTGTTGTAACATCGTTAAAGTTGCTGATTGGTTGGTCTTTCTCGAACTCGTAAGGTTGTGCCTCCGGTAGTTCGGATTTGCTCGTTAACTTCTTCCAAGCCTTGTGCATTAAAAATGCCACAGGTAAACTGATGGGATACAAGATTAAAAATTCTATTGGTAACATAGTTATAGGTTTTAAAATGAGGGCAATTAAGCCCCCTTGATTTAGTTTATTAAATTCCGTAATACATTGAATCCTGACAACAAGAGCAGATACCTCTAAAACAATCTTGCTTTAACGCTTCTGCTTTCTCTTGTTGAAAGATAGCGTCATAAATCGCTTCACCTTTACGTGAATTACCATCCCAACCTATTAACTCGTGATGCAATGGCTTAGATTGTGGCATTTTAAACCAAGATTGCTTAGGCAACCATTCTTGATACCAAGACGGGGTGCTTGAAAATTGCTGTCCTTTAAACTTGCCAAAGTTTAATACAAAATCGTTGATTGAGTTGTTTAGATTTGTCATAGTTGTATCTGTTTGATGATTCAAATATACATCGAGTTTTCAATATTGCAAGTATTATTTTGCATTTCTTTAGTGAATGAACACTTTTTCTTAGTAAACGATACTTTTTAGCAACTCATATGCGTGAAATAGTTTCTCATCTATATCCTCTTTGACATCGTCCAACTCGATAACTGATTGAAATAACTTGTGAGAATCGGGCATTCGTGGATCGTAAGAAACAAATATCCCGTGATCATTTGCCGTTGCTAACATTCCGAATTGCATTTGCCAGTAATACTCAGGATGCAAAGATTTTAAATCTTCCGCATTGTTGATGGTTGCGTTTTTCAAATGTATAGCAGAATTAAACGGACATTTAATCTCCAATATTCCATTACCTAACCCATCGGGAGAATATCCGCTATACTCGTTGTATTCTATGAATGTAAATGTTTCGCCTCCGTAGTATGTCCACTCATCAAAAGATTCTAAGGAGAAACGGTTAAATGCTTCCGATTCGTGGGTTGTTCCCCATTCCAACGCCCTACCGAATACTTCTGGTTGTTGACCTGTTAACATAACTGCGGCTTTCTCGTAGACATAGGTTTTAGCCGTTTCGCTTAATACCTCCGATTTATTCCGTGGGCTGCCCATCAGTTTATAAATCTCACTCGCAGTAAAGCGCGATTGTCTTAATGACAACCACGCTTCTTCGTTTAAATTAGTACTAATCATAATATTTCTTTTTCTTGCAGTCACTTAATACCTTTTAACAAAGTCAAATGCTCAGGCTTTAATTGGTATTTCTTCAATACATCCTCAATCTTACCGCCTTGTTGGATGTGCTTGGTTGCTTGTTCCCATGCCGTCATTGCCGGGTTGAGAAATGGTTTCTCTTCTACCTTTGCATTCCGTGCCATTGCCTTTTCTCCGTCATCATCTTCGTCAATGTTTAACCCAAGAGCAGCTCCAAGTGCATACCTACGAGCGTAAGTAATAGCCGAACCCATCGCTTGTGGGTCGTTGGCTTTAACTACTGGCATCGTGTAACTTGCCTCAATCCATTCTCCGCTAATGTGCATTAGAATCGTTGTTAAACACTCTTCATCAGGTAATTGACAAAACGACAACCCTGCATCTGCTAATGGTTTTTGGATGACATCTAAAATGTTCGCAAGTGATGCGTACTTAGATTTGAAAAA